TAGCAATCATGGAATGCCTGATTTGGTGTTTTGTGCGCAGGTGCGGCGTGCTAACTGATTGATGGATAATTAGCCATAATAAGGGGTTTGTCTGCCAAAATAGCCTCGGCTATAAGTTTGAGGTCAGCACCGTAAAAACTTTCAAATACTTCCACTGCACCGTCTGACATAGCACGTATCGAGTATTCGTCAGTGTGTAGTTTGCCGAGTTTTGAGGCGTTGTGTTTTTGTCGTATCGCATCAGCTATTGAACAGATGGATGGAGCATGGTTGAACTAATGCTCAAAAGAAACAAGTTTTGATTCAAGTAGTCTTTTAGCTTGTCTCCACGATGTGATGGTTTTCGTAGTCCAGCCGAGCTTAACAAGGGCAGAATATGGGTCGGGATATCCATAAGTTTTGCCATTATATATCCTGAACATGATTTTGCAAAAGTTTGAGCCGTCAAGCTGTCCGTCATGTTCGATAGTAGGTGCAAAACCCAGTTGATCATAAAGGGTAAGTAATTCCTCAAACACTTTTTCGCAAAAAGTTCCCTAAGTGTTATCATCCCCTTCTCCAAAAGCGATGGTGTCATCAACGAGTGGGGAGAAATTAAATTTGAATACTAGCACGTATAGCATCATCATGATTGTGAGTTCAGTGTTGCCTGAAGCGGTGTCGAGTTCCCCGGAATTCTTGCAGCACGTCGTGTGAACCTAGACGCCAGCAGTGGAAGTCATGTGGTTTGGATTCATGACGACGGCGTCCCAAAAATCAGCGGCACTTGGACAAACGTGGTGCACAATGTCAGCTTGAATTTAACGAAGTAGTCCACGCTGGCCGCTATCAAAGGAGGAGGCATCAAGATTTAACACACGAGGCATATTGCCGAGTTTATCAATTATAGTCTGGATGATTGCTCGATTTTCTTTGCCTTTAACCTGGCCAGGTAAGTTGTGGAATTGCTTTGCAATCTTGTCGTGGATCACTGCAGTGAGTTGCCTTAGTCCAGGTGTTCTAGCACTGATGAGTCTGGGTATGGAATCACCTTAGGTGACCTCAGATTTAATGAAACAGTCTGTCTTCGTTTTGACTGTAATGGAGTGATATACTTTCTCCATTGAGCGTATGATGGTCTATTTCTGGGCAACCGTTTTGTTGGACTCATCAAGCATTCGTTTGGCGTCTACAAAGATGCGGTCGTCCACGATATAATCGTCCTCCTGGAAAAATAGTGGGATGAGTTCGCGCACGCGGCAATAAAATTCACGGATTCGTTATTGGTTAGGGCTACCTGAGCTTACGGTTTGTCTTTTCAGCATTGAGTGCAATAAATTATGAGAACAATTTGCAAAAAC